CCTTTGTGTCATGGAGCCTGAGAGGTGCGAACAGTATAGGGGAGTGCCGTACTTAGCTCCGGTTGTGGAAGAGCTGAAGCAGATAACCCGCTATACGGAAGCAGAGCTCATGGCAGCCATAGTTACCGGGTTTTTTACGGTCTTCATCAAGGAAGGGCAAATACCAGTAGGGGACTTTCCGCTGGCAGAAGCCATATCACCGCAGGATAAGGTTGATTTTGATCCCAATGCCTTTGAGCTGGGGGCCGGCACCATCAACGCCTTGCCGCCTGGGTACGACATAGCTACCGCAGACCCTAAAAGGCCGTCGTCCAATTTTGACGCCTTCATTACATCACTTACAAAACACATAGGAGCAGCCCTTGAGATCCCGTACGAACTGCTGACGAAGAGCTTCAACGCGAGCTATTCGGCAAGCAGGGCAGCCTTACTTGAGGCATGGGGTGCATTTAGAATGCGCAGGGCATGGTTTGCCCATGATTTCTGTCAGCCTGTTTATGAGGTTTGGCTTGCCGAAAGGATCGCACAGGGGAAGATAAAAGCACCCGGCTTCTTTTCCGATCTCATAGTCGCGAAGGCATGGAGCCGTGCGGACTGGTACGGCCCTGCGCCTGGGCAGGTAGACCCTGTTAAAGAGGTCCAGGCCGCACAAATGAGGATCTTAAACGGTCTGTCCACGCGGGAAAGCGAAACGGTAGAACTTACAGGGAGAGATTTCGATAAAAACATAGAACAGCTCAAGAGAGAAAATGAGCTGATGAAGCAGGCCGGGATGCCGACAATACCGGAATAATCATGAAAGGAGGTGCAAAGCTTGTACAAAAAATTCTGGGAGTTCCGCAATCTTTCGGAAGAGGAAGCGGAACTTCTTTTATATGGGGATATAGCATCTGATCTGCCGTGGGCGGATGCAGGCGATACCGTTACACCGCAAAAATTCTATGAAGAATTGAAAAGCCTTAAGAACAAAGCTGTCACGGTACGGATAAATTCTGCAGGCGGTGACGTTTTTGCTGCGCATGCAATATATACGCAGCTAAAAAGCCATAAGGCCGGCGTGACTGTGATCGTAGACGGCCTGGCAGCCAGCGCAGCAAGCATCGTAGCGATGGCGGGAGATACGGTAAAAATGCCGTCCAACGCCATGATGATGATCCATAATCCTGCTCTTTTTACCTTTGGTTTCTTAACTTCTGACGAAATGAGAAAGTATGCAGAGCAGCTTGATGCAGTCAAAGGATCGATCATCAATGCCTACACGATGAAAACTGGCCTCGACAGAGACACTCTGTCAAAGATGATGGACGAGGAAACATGGATGACGGGGCAAGAGGCGATGGAGATGGGGTTTGCGGATGAAATTATGTTCGAGAGTGTACCGGTTGAATCGAAAGGCAATATTTTGGTTGTAAACAGCGTCAGCCATGACATGTCCAGGTTTAAGACATTCCCAAGGATGCCGGAGGTGGTCAATGGCGTAGCCCCAAAGGATGTTTCAAGAGAGAAAGCACCGGAAGGTGAACCATGGGAGGCCCCTGCATTATCGGATTTCACCGATAAGCAGTGGGAGGAGTTAAGCGATGCAGAGAAAAGGCGCATAGCCGGGCACTTTGCATGGGCTGCATCCATGCCACCTGACAGATACAGCGACCTTAAACTGCCACATCATAGGCCAAGCGACGGTGCAGTCGTGTGGAGAGGCGTAGCAAACGCGGCTGCCAGGTTACCTCAGTCAGATATTCCAAGCACAGACATTGAAAAAGTGCAGGAACATTTGGGGAGCCATTATAAGCAGTTTGACCGAGTCCCGCCATGGGAAGAAGAAAAAAGTGAAGATATGTTGCCAAAAAAGGAGGGCGAAAAAATGAACATACAGACAGTCGATGAACTTAAAACTGCCTTTCCGGATCTTGCTAGCCAGCTGTTCGAAGCCGGCATTATGCAGGAACGGGAGCGCATGAAAGCAATAGACGAGATTGCCAAGACGATTCCGGACAATCTTGTGGTGTCGGCAAAGTATGAAAAGGCCATGACTGCCGAGCAGCTTGCATTTGAGGCGGTTAAGTTGGAGCAGCAGATGGGCAGAGAATACATGAAAGACCTGACGGATAACCTTGCTCAGGCCAAAGCCATAGCGCCGCAACCGCAGGAAGGCGATAAAAACGAAAAAGAGGCCATTGCTAAGGCAATAGCCGAATTTGCAAACAAAAGGAGGGCAAGATAATGGCTAATTTGGTTCAAAATCTCGATTCTTTTACCCCCGACAATCTCTTTGCAGGGCACGAAATACCTGTGCTGGTCAAAGGTGTAACGCTTGAGGCAGGCCAGGGCGAACTAAAAAGGGGAACGGTGCTTGGGAAGATAACCAAGACAATTGGTACCCTCACAAAGCCGGGTGATGCCAAAGGGTCGATAAGCAGCGTCGTTCTTGGCAAGGGGGTTAAGTTAGGCACATATAAACTGATATGTACTACTGCTACCGGTTCGGGCGTTAAGGCAGTTTTTAAGGCCATTGACCCGGAAGGGATCCGTTTGGATGATGCAGTCGCCGATACTGCCTATAGCGGACCGATTAGCTTCACTATCACAGAAGGAACCAACGGTTTCGCACTTGGCGACACCTTCGTTATCCCGGTAATAGCGGCAAGCGGCAAATATAAAGCCGTCAACTCTGCGAACACCGACGGCAGCGAGGTTGCCGACTGCATCCTTGCCGATGACGTAGATACCACGGCCGGTGATGTTACGGCCGTTGCATACAGGACCGGGCACTTCAACAGACAGGCGCTCGTGTTCGGCGGCAGCGATACTGCGGAGATGCACGAGCAAACCTTGCGGACGCTCGGGATATTCTTGAGCGAAAACGCAAAACCGATTGAAGTATAACTTCAGTCCGGAAGAAGGAGGTAAAGATAATGGCAGGGATACCCAATATTTATGAAACCAGGACAATGATGCAGGCAATAAATTTAATGTTGCCTGTAAAGACTTTTTTCAGAGACACCTTTTTCCCCAACGTCCAGACGTTCGTGACCGAGAAGGTTGATGTCGACTTTAAGAAAGGCAAGCGTGCAATGGCGCCTTTCGTGGCACGCAGACGTGGCGGCATCACGGTGGACAGGGTTGGATTTAAGACAGATACCTACACGACTCCGTATATTGCCCCGCAGCGGTTACTTACCATCGACGATCTGGCCAATAGGCTGATGGGGGAGGATATATACAGCACAAGGACTCCCGAACAGCGTGCGCAGGAGCTGCTTGCTCAGGACCTGGTCGAACTAGAACAGATGATAGTAAGACGCGAGGAGTGGATGTGCAGACAGCTCCTGCTTGAGGGCACCGTGACCATCAAGGGGTGGGTAGACAAGATAGGGCAGGACTACGTCGAGGACACTATAGACTTTAATTTCACCAATAAGGATGCCTTTACATCCACGGAGGTGTGGGCTGATAACAATGCTGCCGGTAAAAAGTACAGCGATCTTAAAGAAATCAGGCTTGAAATCATCAAGAAATCTGGGGTTAACCCAGATGTCGTAGTCATGGCGAACGACGTGGTCGAGCTGTTCCTGAGCGATGAGTCAATACAGAAGCTGTTTGACATCCGCAACTTCTCTTTCGGCCAGATGCAGCCAAGAGTGATGATGGACGGCGTAACTTACATCGGCACTCTCGCCAGCCTTGGCCTTGAGATTTACACCTACGATGAATGGTTCATCGATGACGATGGTGTTGAAAAGCCGATGATGCCGGATAACTATCTCATCATGGGCAGGACGGGTCTTGGTTCAAGGCTGTACGGCGCAGTCACGCAGCTTGAAGACGACGGCCAGTTCCACACCTATGAGGGCACAAGAATCCCGAAGGTATGGAATGACACGAACAACGACATGAAGATGATCCGCGTCGCGTCCCGTCCTCTCCCCAAACCAGAGGATGTGGACTCCTGGTACGTGCTTAAAGTTAAGTAGGTGGTTGCATGGCGATCATAATAAAACGCTTTGGCGTTAAACATAAGGGAATAAGATATGGGCCCGGCCTTCCAGGCGGGTCTATTCTTTATGGCCTTACTGAGGAAGAAGAAGAGCGGCTGATAGCGGAGTCCAACGGCACTATCGAGAAATACGAAGAAGAAAAGCCTGCGGAAGAGGGAAAAAGCACCGATCTGTATGTCGAAGAACAAGAAGCAGCGCCTAAATCCAAGGCAAAAAAGAAAAGGCGGTGATGCCGATGAAGCTGCGGGATTACATTTATCGCGATATCTCTGCCTTTCTGAACACTGACGAATTCGCCGACATGCACGATATAGATGGGCAGATGATAGAGGCAATCATCGACAGCGACATCCTCAAAATATATAGCAATGACAAAACAGAAATGTACGACGGCGTCTATCGTGGTGAAGTAGCACTTTATGTTAAGGCGTCAGATTTAGGATACCGGCCGGTCTACGGGCAAATCATACATGTGGATGGCGACATCTATACCGTGAAGGAATGCGCTGACGACATGGGGATGCTGCTAATAACACTCGAGGCCGCAGAGTCATGATAGAGATCGACGACAAAGAACTCGAACGTTTGAAAACAGTGCTTGCAGGCGTACCGAAAGGTGCAGCAAGGGCTATTTCTTCTGCAGCCAACAGGGCAGCCTCGGCTGCAAGGACAGAAGCAACAAAACAGGTGCGTGCACAGTACATTATTAAAGCTCAGGATGTGCGCTCGCCCATTTCAATAGAGAAAGCCTCGGTATCAAGACTAACGGCAACGCTTCGTGCATCCGGCAGGGTTATACCGCTGTCCAAGTTTCGCATCTCTCCAAGGAGTCCCAATCAGTCCCGTCCTCTGCGTGCACAGGTTAAGAAGGGCAGCTCCGGAGGCATAGTCCAGCACGCTTTCGTTGCAAAGATGCCTTCAGGCCATGTCGGAGTGTACATGAGAAAGACCAGAAGGAGGCTCCCTATCAAAGAGCTCTTTGGCCCGTCAGTACCTCATATGATCGGCAGCAAAGAGGTAATGGAAAAGATCGAGGTGCGTGCGGCGGAAGTGCTGGAAGACAGGTTGGAACATGAGATCACGAGACTGTTGAAGGGGTACGGCAAATGAGTCCTGTAGATTTAATTGATGCCATTTGCGAATTTTTAACCTTAACCGTGAAAGACCTGCAGCTTAAGACGCAGAGCGGAGATCAAAGGCCTCCGCAAATTGTTGCCGGCTACCTTCCGCCCAAGAATCCGAAGAAGCCAGAGCTGCAGGAAGAGGATTTCCCCTTCGTGATAGTCAGGTTCATCTCGCTTGAGGATGCCAGTGAAAAAAGCGGAGGTACGGGTAGGGACTATGCGCAGGCGGTCATTAGGCTGGTGATCGGGACATATTCGCATGATGCGCAGGACGGATGGCGTGATGTTGCGAATACTGCGACGAGGATCTGGATCGATCTTTTTAAGAAACGTGTAATCGCAAAAAAATACAGGATCGAGTATCCGTGCCTGTTTGAGATGCCGGAAGAACAACCCTACCCCCAGTGGATCGGTGAGATGACGACCAGGTGGATAGTACCTCGTCCGCTCGAAGAAATATATGACCAGGAGGTGATACTGGATGGCGAATTTTTCCAATAAAAAGATTAAATATTCGCTCAAAGAGAAAGACAAGGTGATTTACTGCGGCCCGAATATTCCGGGAGGTCTGCTTACAAAATACAGGGTCTTTAAGTGCGGTATACCGGAGTATTTGGATGAGCTGATTGATAAATGTCCGGAAATCAAGTCTCTGTTTGTCCCGATAGCAGATCTGCCTAAAGCTGACAGGGCTGTCGGCACAAAGGGGACTCCGGAGCAGATGGCTTACGAGAAAGTAATGAAATTTATTTCAAAAGGTGGTGTGTAATGAATGGCTTATAAACATGGCGTTTATGTTTCCGAAGTTCCAACCTCGATAATCCCGCCGATAAGAACCACGGCGGGATTACCTTT